GCCAAAAATTCAAACCACCGGCCTACTACGACAAACTCCTCGAGGAAAAGGACCCGGAGCTACACAAGAAAATGAAAGAAAAACGGCGTGCAGAAATCCGCCGTCACCCCGATGAACTAACACCGGAAAGGCTCGAAGTTCGAGAAGCCGTATGCGAAGCAAGAAGCTCACAATAACGAAAATCAACTACCCAACAGAGGAACACACTCAAATGGAAACTCCGCTCTTCTCAGTCAAAGACATCAAGGCAAACCATCACCTTCCGCCGTTCATCTCCTTCAACGACGCAACTGCTATGCGTCAATTCGCCACCTGCGTGAATCAGCCAGGTCACGAATTCAATCTACATCCCGCGGACTTCCAGCTGTACCGCATCGGCCTGTTCGAATCGTCGACGGCCGCAATCACCAAAAACGACCCCACCTTCCTCACCGATGGAAGCCAGCAAGTCGAACTACCTCTCGCACCCTCCCCCATCCAAGGAGCCTAATAAGCCATGTTCGGAAAACCCTCAACACGTCAACACTCGAACACTGACAGGCAACACTCCTTCGCGAAAATTCCCTCGGTCTCTGTGCCGAGGTCGTCGTTCGACCGTTCATGTGGGGTCAAAACCACCTTCGATGGTGGCTACCTGGTGCCCGTCTTCCTGGACGAGGCACTCCCCGGCGACACTTTCGAGATGTCTATGACATCATTCGCAAGGCTCGCCACTCCTCTTCACCCGGTCATGGACAACATGCGGCTAGAAACGTTCTTCTTCGCCGTACCGCTTCGCCTCATCTGGGACAACTTCCAGAAGTTCATGGGCGAGCAGGACAATCCGGGAGACTCAACAGACTTCCTGGTTCCGACTGTGAACCCAGGGGTCTTCGGGCAGCCGGTGGGGTCCCTGTGGGACTACTTCGGACTGCCCATCTACACCGTGTCAACACCGACGGTCTCCGCGCTATGGCATCGCGGATATAACTTGATCTGGAATGAGTGGTTTAGGGACCAACTGCTCCAAGACTCCATCCCGAATCTCAAGGACGACGGGCCCGACGATCCGTCGGCCTACGCACTACAGCGTCGCGGCAAGCGTCACGATTACTTCACGTCGTGCTTGCCATTTCCTCAAAAAGGCCCTGCGGTGGAACTTCCGCTGGGTACGTCGGCACCGGTCACCCTGGACAACCTGAACCCCGTTGGGGGGACAGCTACGGCTCCTAGCCTACTTCGGGGCGCGCAGGTTCTGCGCTTCCAAACGAAGTCTGTCGACGATGCCGTCTACTTCCACACCGACGCCAGCTCAGGCGGAAGCGCTCTCTGGGACGATCCGCAACTCGATATGACTGGCGTCACCGGCACAGCCGACTTGTCGTCGGCTACGGCCGCAACCATCAATCAAATCCGGGAGGCATTCCAGATCCAACGCCTCTTCGAAAGGGATGCTCGTGGCGGTACCCGCTACACCGAAATTCTTCGCTCCCACTTTGGCGTTACTTCTCCAGATTTCCGACTGCAGCGCCCCGAGTATCTCGGGGGCGGATCAACGGCTGTCGGCATTCATCCCGTTCCACAAACGTCGGGAACGGTCTCCGGAGGCGACGCCTCCGAACAAGGAAACCTCGCCGCCTACGGCGTTTCCGCAAACACGTTCCGACCCTGGGTCAAGTCGTTCACAGAACACTGCGTGATTCTGGGCTTCGTCTCAGCCAGGGCGGACCTCAACTATCAACGAAACGTGCCGCGGATGTTCACGCGGTCTACTCGTTTCGACTTCTACTGGCCGTCATTCGCTCACCTGGGCGAGCAGGCCGTACTCAATAAGGAGATCGCTTTCTATGACGATCCCTCCGACGAACTCGTCTTCGGCTATCAAGAGCGCTGGGCCGAGTATCGGTACAAGCCCTCAATTATTACGGGGCTCATGCGCTCACCTGAGCTTACTCATACGACATCCCTCGATACCTGGCATTTGGCTCAGGACTTCGGCGATCTTGTGGCCGGCCGGCCACTTCTCAACGCCGCATTCATCGAGGACAACCCCCCAATCGACCGCGTGATCGCGGTCTCTTCGGAGCCCCACTTCCTGCTGGATTGCTTCTTCCAGTATCGCTGCACCAGGCCGATGCCTACGTACTCGGTTCCTGGGCAGATCGACCGCTTCTAATGGGCGGGGCAGCAATCGGTGGCGGAATCGCCAGCGCAGTTCAAGGCTCAATACAGAACTTCCTATCCATCCGGGAGGCTGCGAAGCAACGGAAGTTCATCAAGAAAATGTACCGGCACCGCTACCAGTACCAAATGGAGGACATGCGGAAAGCCGGTCTCAACCCCATTCTCTCATATGCTCAAGCTCCACCGACTGGGCCAGGCGGATCAATTCCGAACCTGGTCGCAGCGGACATCGCCGGCGGCGCCGCAAAGGGCGCGGCCGCCGGCGAGTCCACCGCTCGGACTGGGAGAGTCTCTTCCGAGCGGGAACTCATCAAGCAACAAACCACAACGTCCGCAGCCCAAGGAAGGGCGGCCGACGCAACGGCGGCGAATCAATCCGCGGACGCAACACTTAAAGGCTTCGCCATGCCTAAGGCGCGAGCCCAACACGATCTCTATATGACGCCGCAGGGGCGGGACCTGATGTATGGGATCGAAGGCAATAGCGCGTACGGAATTCCTGGCCGCATCCGTGCCGTAACAGAGGATGTCGGCAAAAATTGGAATCGTACGACTTACAAAGCTCTCAAGGAAGGTCCCCAGCCGAGCAGTAGCGGAAAATCGGCAGCCGAAGGGCTGCGCAATCTCTGGAGAACCTTCAACACACGCTAGGAGAAGGAGATGTCCATGCCCCATGAGTCGAGCCCGTATCACAACTTCGACGACCGCAAAATCAAGCTCCGCTCGGACTACGAGCGGGTAGTAACACCGGTCGGCGAGAAGAGCCGAACGAAGCAGTCGTTCAAGGACGACTGCGATATCAACCTGATTGTCAAGCGGCATGCGAGCACCGGACTCTGGGATCATCTGTCTCCGGTCGCTGCGACCTTCGGCGACTTCTCGGGCTCGCGAGATCTTCAGGAAGCCATGGAGGTCGTCGATCTGGCGAACGCTTCGTTCGCCGAGCTCCCCGCCGCGGTCCGTCGCTTGTGCGACAACAACCCGGTCAATCTCCTCTCCGGCCTGGCCGAGGAGGAGTCGTACGAGATGCTCGTCGCGGCCGGGCTACCTGGTCTCCAGTCACGCCTCGCAGAGCCACCGGAGGTCCCTGCGGCTCCGGAGGAGCCCCCTGAGACGCCCCCCGAGAGCGGCTCGAACAGTTCCACCACTTGATGTAACTGTACTGACTGACACCAACCCTCAAAGCCCCCCGGGAGGAACCCATGAGACGACCCCGACGAACCCGACGCCGCAAGAGCAAACGGCTGTTCCGCCGCGGCACGAAGGTCAAGTCGAAAAACAACAGCCAGCGTCCCATGCGGGGCGGCTGGCGCCTCTGATCTCGTCGTCAGAGTACAACGGCCGGGGGGACTGTGTTCCCCTCCCGGCCTGGGGGGTCGATGGCGTGCTATGCGCCGCTGAAGGCTTATGCGAAACCTGGGGGCGGCGTCGCCTTCGATTCGAAAGAAGGCTTTTACGACCGTCCCCTACAACTCCCATGTGGGCAATGCATCGGGTGTCGTCAGGAAAAAAAACGTGCCTGGGCCATTCGCTGTATGCATGAGGCCCAGATGCACGAGGTCAACCACTTCCTCACGTTGACCTACAACAACGAATCTCTGCCCGAGGGCTCGACCCTGGTCCTCGACCACTGGCAGAAGTTCGCTAAGCGGGTAAGGAAACGCCATGGCCCATTCCGATTCCTACACTGCGGAGAGTACGGCGACGAAAAACGCCGGCCTCACTATCACGCAGTTCTCTTCGGCCTGGATCTTTCTAGAGATCTCAAGGGCAATTCTTACGTCTCTGTTAGGCTGAAAGCCAGCGACGCCTCGGCCTTCCCGCTCATGGTCAGCGAGTCCCTTACCGACCTCTGGGAACTCGGTTACCACACACTCGGCCAGGTCACCTTCGACTCGGCCGCATATGTAGCTAGCTACACCACAAAACGTAAGACTGGCAAGGACCTTGCCAAATCGATCGAGAGGGTTGACCCCGAAACCGGCGAATGCTGGGAGGTCAAACCCGAGTACGCAACCATGTCCCGAAACCCTGGGCTCGGGGCTAAGTGGTTCGAAAAATACTGCTCCGACATCTATCCCGATAACTACGTCGTAATGAAAGGCCAAAAATTCAAACCACCGGCCTACTACGACAAACTCCTCGAGGAAAAGGACCCGGAGCTACACAAGAAAATGAAAGAAAAACGGCGTGCAGAAATCCGCCGTCACCCCGATGAACTAACACCGGAAAGGCTCGAAGTTCGAG